GTGCAACTTCATTGGGGCACGCTACACCCGGGATGTTAATTCACCCCGTTTAGGACTAAAGCAACGTCTGTAACCTATGTTCTTACATTCAGCTTTGGTTCTCCAGCGCCCGGACGGGCGCCAATCTGAGATATTTAAATCTCGGAGAATACCGAACGATTATACACCTGTTCGGCTACTAGACGTGCGGAAAACGAACTCGGATTTTATTAAAATCTGACAGAGTTAACTGCCAAATCGTCTAGCAACCGCTCGTTTAGAGCGGCCACTTGGTCATGAGTTATACTCATGAGCTTCACACCGTCAGTCGAAACTGACAGTGACTCCATAGCCAATTCGACATATGGACGAGAAGGGTAAATTCTCTTCTCGAGCTCGTACATAGATTTATATGTACGATTAACCAAGAAGGGAGGCCTTCTTGGCATTTTGCCAGAGAGGAATCTGGCACGCTTTTTCATCGCATGAAAAAGAGACAAAAGTCGTGGTCGACACGACTTTCTACCAGTCAACATAAAGTAGACTGTATGGAATGCAAATCTGCACTCTATGTGTTCCGTGTCATAACACGGTAACAGCTTGTCCTTACGTTCAACAACATAAGGAACTTTGTTCAAGTAAGCTTGAACACGATGGGCGGCATTATATTCAATGCTGTCCTTAGGATACGCCTTTGATACTAAAGCAAGCGTATCATCACTGGGATGATTATGTACCCAGTGCGCAATCCGCTGATACTTGTCAACGGGTTTATCGTTCTCGTCCTTAGGGACGAGACCTAAGCCCCCAAATATAATGGGGACGTACGGGTCGATTTTAAATATCGACGCCAAAGTTAGTATGTGACCACATACTATTTTCTGCAGATCGAAAACGACCTGCCTGGGCACAGACTCAACGAGTTTGTGCAGTGACTGAGCCTTCACAAGCCCAGCATCAGTTATTGACGCCTTCGCTCCGGAAGCCGGTTGGTCTTCAACCAGCAAACGAAGTGAGACGTAACCATCTAACTGACGAATTTCACCATCTTGATTAATGGCGAAAGGGCGTTCGCAGTAAAAACCGCGATCGCGACCGACGAAAGAACCTTGTCTTTCGTTCTTCACGACTAAACCAAATAGCCGTGCAAGTTCACGATATTTAGAACGATTCCGCTTATTCCAATAAGCTAGGAGATCGTCCCCTTTTATCACGAACTGACCTGTGGGATCAGCGTTTATCCCACAGTAATAGTTGATCAAAGAAAGAATTGACCAACCAAGAGGGCATCCCATAGGGGTACCCCTAGTCCAGAGGAACGGATCCTCCGGCAAAAGACACTCGGGCGGAAGGCCTAGAATGTCGATAAAGTCATTGAAAACCCAATGACCTATTGTGTCTGTAGCTTTTGACAGATCACATGAAAAGATGGTACGATAAGAACCATCTTCACGAACCTTGATAAAAGGTTCTTCACCAGTGACACCTGCGTGGCACTGTTTAATGCTATACAGTAAATTGTACAGCTTGGGGCGGTAAGTACTGGCTCTGAGTATAGAGCCGGCGTTACTTTTGGTAACGATCCGGGCTTTATACCCAAGCTCACTCACTGCCATTGGCAGAGCGGTTAAACGCTCTGGACACGGGTTCTTCGTCATAAGAAGATCCCCAAACTGGACGAGCTGATCGTCCATGAAACGTTTGACGGAATAGTTCTCTATACGAGAGAAAT